TTTAGCTATTAATTTATTCATAAGTTTCACGGTATTTTAATAAAGCTGAATTTTTCATTTTAGCTTCGATTACACAATCAATTGTTATATTATAATTATTTATCTTATCGTAGATAAAATTAGAATGCGCTTGTAATTTTTTAGTAGGCTCATTTTCTTTTTCTTTCATAGATTCAGAATAATGAGTACATGGAATAATATCTTTTGGCCAAGTTGATACAGCTAATTTTAAAGCTTCTTCTTCACTAAGATCACTTGTATTAAATTTATGATGATGATAATCAAAAACGATTGGAATGTTAATTTTTTTGTAAACTCCATAGTAAAGATCTTTTACAGAATACATAGAAGCTTTGTCATCATTTTCTACAGTTAAACGACTTTTAGCTGAATCTGACAATCTTTCAAAATTGGAACAAAATCTTTCTAAAGCTTTATCTTTATCGCCATAAGCGCCGCCAATATGTATATTCATTTTAGATTCTGGAGTACACGGTAATTTAATAAGATCCATCCATAAAGAAACTTTATTTAAGTAATCTATAGTAGCATCGACAGTTTTCTCATTAGGTGAAGCTAAGACATTATATGAGCCAGGGTGTGTAGATAATCTTTGGTTATATTTTTTAGCTTCAATTCCAATTTGTTCTAATGTTGATTTGATCTCATCGTAATCAGGTAAATCTTTTAAATCATATTCAGAATTCCATGTCATAATATCAGATGACATTCTAAAGACTTTAATATTCATTTTGTTATTCCACTTAACTATTTCTAAGAGATCTTTTACGTTAGCTAAATTAACTTCAGATGCTGCACTTAATCCATTTTTAATAAATGTAGCTTTTCTCATAGTTCTTCCAGTGAAAATATTTTTTTTTCGAAGATCTGTATTCATACAAGCGTATCCTAAACGTATCATAATATTTGTTTTTATTTGTTTGATATGTCAAATATACAAACTTTATTTGAATAAAAAAACTTTTCATAAAAAAGATCTTTCAATTTAATGAAAGATCTTCTTAATTTTATCTAGTAACCGTACTTACTTAATTTTAATTAGCTTCTTCTATATCTACGGAACCAGAGTCTAAAACTTTAGTCTCCCACTCAAAGAATCTATCAGATTTTAGTTTAAATGCTTTAAATTCAGTAATAGTTTCTACTCTTAAAACAATACCTTCTTCTGGAACTTTATTCTCACACATCCAACAATCCTTATCGTTATAATCAGCTATTAAACACTCTAAGAATTCATCTCTCCAATTAGGATTATAGTAATCAATTTCTGGATATAAATCTATTAACGCTCCTTGATAGAAACTTATCGCAGCGTTAAAACCATTTAGTCTACAGAATTCTTCAATTTGATTTTGAGTTAAATCAAATGATTCTCCATCTTCATTTGTAAATGTGATTCTATAGATCTGAGTCTTATTTGAATTACCTTTACAGCCATAGTCATATCCCTTTTGGATATATTTACCTTCTTTTGTAAATCCTACACACTCTCCATAAAATGTAAATCCTTTTGGAATTTTATCTTTATGTCTATCAGCGATATCTTTCCACAAATCATAATTATAAAAATGATCTTTTCCTTTTGGATCTTCTAAATCTTTATTCTTAACAACTTTTCTAGAACCATATACAATATCATATTTTGTATCAACAACATCTATTCCTAACTTCTTTATCAATGACTCTATGAAAGTGAGTTTCTTTTTAACCAAAAGATTTCCAGCCCACCAAGAAGTACCGTGAGTTTTATACGTGATTGAGATCTTATCCTCTGGATTTAATAGTCCAATAGTTTTCTTTAACTGAGATGTTGATGAATGTAATTTTACTTGACCGTCGATTAATCTACTTAACTTTGGACTAGTTCCTTTTTTAGATCCCGGCTGACCTGGAGTCTTAGAATGTTTAGCGACAAACTTCTGAACAAACAATTCTCCATTAAGTGTATCAAATTCATCACCAACATTAAAATGGAAATTATGTCCTACATAATCTAATATAGTTTTAATTGGTACGATATAACCAAATGATTTGATACCTCTAAGATTTGCAGCTTTTACTCTACAAGCGTCTTCAAAGAATCCCGCCTTAGTATTATCATCATTTAACATCTTAGTTCTAAAAGAATTTGTAAAACTTAAGAACTTGTGAGCGATCTGACACTCCCAAGGGAAGTAAACGCATTGATCACCATCTTTTAAATCTTTACCAATAATAACGTTATTATAATCGATCGTGACACAGTTTAATCTATCTGCATTTGGATGATTAGTAATTCCTTTTAATTCAACGAATTTCGCCAAATAGTTTGATCCTTTGTTTTTAATTGAATACTATCTTTAAATATTTTTAGTTAATTGTTCAATTGTTCTAATTCCTGTTTGCCTATCAATAATTATTGGAGCTCCTAGTGTTTCCTCTACTATTAAAAATGTAGGAAGATTTCTTACACTGTGTGAAGCAGCTAACTTCATATTTTCTTCGATGTCATAATATTTTAGTTCGATATCTTCTGGTAATTCTTTTACCACTTCTTTCATGGCTTTACATGGAGCACACCAAGATGCGCCAAACATTAAAATTTTCTTACTCATACTTTACTTTGTTTATATTTTAATTTTTGTGGAATATTTCTTTCTTTAATCAATAATATAAGAAAAAATTAATATTGATATTGTTAATAATACGAGGACAATTAAATCCTCTGGACTTGGAAATCTTTTTTGATTCACATGAATTTCTTCACCTAACTCTGAGTGCATCATAATTTTCATTTTAATAGATTTTTATTAATTTTAACATTTTCGTTTGGAGCTAACATCTTTGAACGTAGTCTTCCGTGGTGTTTATAATTATATAAATAAAAATCAGATAAATCAATATCGTCAATATCTAGCTTTGGGTTAATAATTAAATCTGGCTTATCAAATATATATTTTCTTTTAATCTGTGCTCTAATATTTTCATCAGCATTACTATAAATATGTACACATTTAAGATCACCTTGAATAGCTAAAGCTCTATGTCCAGTAATTTTTTCTAAGATATAAGCTAGTGTTGCATAAGATGCAATATTAAACGGTAATCCTAAAAACAAATCTACAGATCTTTGATGCCAATGTAATTCAAAACCATAACCTCCATCAACTAAAGGTACACCTACAATTTGAAATCCTGTGTGACACGGTGGAAGAGCTGTTTTATCTATCTCAGATGGATTCCAAGCATTAACTATTAATCTAGTCGACATGATATTTTCTTTCATATCTCTTACTAAATTAATTATCTGGTCGACTTCTCCATTATAATCCCTCCACTGTTTAGAATAATTTCTACCAACTGAACCAACACCCTGTTTAAAAAATTCATTATATTCCATTGGAGGTGAATCATAAGTTGTATTTAAATACCAATTGTATGCGTCCTGGTTCCAAATGAATGTGCTGTTTTCATTTAAAAATTTAATATCATTGTTTCCATCTAAGAACCAAATTAGTTCTGTTAGAACGCTATTAAAGTTAACATACTTTCCACTTAAGATTGGGAATCCATCTTTAAATTCATGTCTAAGTATTGCACTTGGAATTTGATTTCTTTCTACACTACGGCTATCATCTATATAAGATCTTCCATTAAGTAGAACTTGTTGAACTATCTCGTTATAAGCTGTATCTATTTTTGGCATATTATTTTCTTGTTAATTTATAATCTTGTTTTAATACTTCAGTCGGAGATAAGTATCCTTCTTTTAAACCATTTGAATAATAATGAACTCCATCATGAGGACACTCTTCTAAAATATAAACAAAGGTTCCTGCTGTAAATATTCCTTGAATATCACTTAACACTTTATAAAGTATCACTTCTGGTTCTTTATTACCTTTATTTAATTCTTCTAAGATATCTGAAAATTCGTAAGCCATAATATTTGTTTTTGATTGTTAATTATTTTACAAATATACAAATGTTTTTGAGTTAAAAAAAACTTTTTGTAAAAAATTTTTAATTTAATTCATTTTTTCTCATTAATAAACTATTATTAAAGATTGCAATATAGCCTTCTCTGGCGCTCTCTGCAACTTCAATACAATTTATAAGTAACTTAACAGCTTTAAAATATTTATCATTATACCTCCAAGTACCTTCAACTAGAGTTCCTTTTCTTATTGTTTCATGCTCTCCATTTTCATTAATTTCTTTACAGTCTCTTATGCTAAGTAGAACAATTTGATCATTATCTTCTGACGGTTTGTATGCTATTCTATTTTCAAGTAACTCCTCATTTGAAAATTCTTCAATCGTTAACCCTTCGAATTGACTTATTGGTTTTAATTCCCAAGGGAAGTCTATCCAAATGTTTTCATCAATGTCAAGTACATAATCTTCAGGTCCATATTTTTCTTTAGAAACTAAAGTCACTAATCTAAGTTCTGGCATATGTTCTTTTAATGAATAGAATGTTGTTCCTGAATCAAAGATATCATCTATAAATAAAATAGTATTGATCTCATCTTTAAATGACATTAACTTTTCTACATCTTTTAATTTTCCATCTCTTGTTTGCCAATGAAGAGTATCTAATGGAACTTCTAATAAATGAGATAACATAACAGCTGCAGGTAATCCACCTCTTGAAATTCCTACAATTTTTGTAATACCTTTGTCGGCATACTCTTTGGCAATTGATTTAACCATTTGATTTACAGCGTCGTAACTGATTTTTTGTTTTACTATTTCCATTTGTTTGTTTTTAATTGTTTTACAAATATACAATAAATTTATTAATTAAAAAATTATTTTGAAAAAAAAGAGCTATCCGAAGATAACTCTTATAATTTTATTATGTGAACAAGGACACTCCGGCTAGTGCTAATCCAGCGAGCCTACCTACTACAAGGACTATTGTTAATAGTAAATTAGTTCTATCGTGAAATGATAAATATGTTCTAAAATTTAGTGATAATTTAATTGGCGTTAATGCAAATATTAAACCTACTATTAACATTATAATATTGATTGTTTCCATTTTAAATTGGCTTTAAGGAGTTTTTAAACCCGATTAGTATTGTTATATAAAATAATTAAATAAAGTCACCACGACTTTCCATAATTCTTCTAGCTTTACGTCTACGAACTCCTTTATTAGATTCCTCACCTCTAGACTTTGCTGAGTTCACTTTATGAGAGTTGATACCATATCTCATTGCAGCTAATGCATCTGGCTCATGTGGATATTTTCCGTTCTTCTGCCTGAATGTCATAAAGCCTTCATAGAGTCCCCATCTTTGAACGTCTTGATCATAACCAACCATAGCTATAACTTTATCTTGAATTCTTTTTAATACCTAACTTCTAGTCTTTTTCTTTTCTACATTTTCTAATTCCAGTATATCCTTTATTCTTGATCTCAGTTATTAATGTAGGTACCGCACTATCTGCATAAATTCTTGCAGTAAATGGAATCTTATGTCTCAACATTAATTGAGCTGTAGTACTAATAGTTAAATCATTCCTACAAAATATTTCTTCTACATGGTAAACTCCATCAAAATTATTAATCTTAACTAAAGCTGTACTATCATTTCCGCCATAACCAAAATCTAATCCATAGAATACATCACCTTGATTCTCAAATATTTCATATCTCTCCCAACCGTCATAAATTCTATTCGCTACTTCTAAAGTCCATTCAGCTAAAATAGTATTTCTATAATAAGTTGGATTAGAATTCTTTAGATCTTCATAACGCTGTACAACTGACGGTGCCAGGTTATGTAAGTTATCTAAATAAGTTGTATGCATATAAACAGTATCATGAAATCTATCTACATTCGGTAAACCATCTACGAACCATTCAGTATGTAACCAAGATTGTAATGCTGTACCTGGATTATAAACTAAAATAATTTTTAGTGGTTTTCCTAGGATCCTAATAGATTCATCAATCTTTGAAAATTCATCGAAAGATGATACTTCTTCGGCCTCTTCTATAATAAGTGTAGTTACTCCGGATAGTGATTTTAACTTTGCAGTTTGTGTACCTGAAGCTTGAATTCCTTTAAATGATATTGTTGCTCCAGTTTTCTTATTTGTAATTAATCCTTGCTTTTCTCTAAAATCATCTTCTACTCCAAGGAATGCAATTGCTGCTCTAACATCGGCAATAGTTGAATCTTCTGATGATGACATTGATTGCCTTAAATATAAGATCTTATGTTTGTATTTAGAGTAAGTTTTTTGAACTGCAGCGATAGATACAACAAAACTCTTTCCAGATCCTCTTCCTCCGTACGTTTGGTAATATCTTGGATCTTTAATTTCATCTGAGAATAAAGGTTGAAAGACAGGATTGATTACCAGCTTATTCTTTCTCTCCTCCATCTTCTTCTTTGTCTTTTTCGTTACCTCCGAATGTAATTACGACAGGTCCAGTTGGAGTTCCAGCTACATCTATTTCTAATTCATCTCCTTTTGAATCTAAGTGAATATCTAAATCAGATTTATAGTTCTGTAATACATATTTCGATGCTGCAAAATTATGTTGGTGGTCTGGATCGTCAACAATATCAGCTATATTATCTCCGGCTTTATCTACGATCTGTCTTCTACAAACAACAAATTTAGCATATAGATCTGGATCTTTAGAGAATACACTTTGTACTTGACTAATACTTAATCCAGTATTCTTTGCAATTTTAGAATAAGTTGTCCATCCGTTATCAAGTGCTGCATTAATTAATCTACCTCTTGCTTTCGCTTCTCTTTTGTTTCCTCTTGCTTTTCTTTTTATAAGTCTTTTTTCATTATTTTTTTCCATTTTTAATATTGTTATAAACTACTTCTTCAACAGCTACCTTAAAATATGATAGCATTTTAGTTAGGATTGTCAAAAATCCTTTTGGTATATTTAATATGAATATCACTAAATCAACTACTCTGAATACAATCCATAATATTGTTGATACTATTAAAATACCTATTCCTTTTAAAACTCTCATCTTTATTAAAATTAAAATTAGTTCTCGATAGGGGGTTCGAACCCACTATTTCCCAGCGTAGCAGCTGAGCGTTTTGTCCAGTTAAACTAAACGAGAATCAGCCAGCATACCTCACTACGCACTGGCACTACAACCTTGTCAATATTCGTTGTTCCTTTGTCCACAAGCCTTACGAGCTTAAACAATACTTAGTATCAATCGTAAATCAACTAAGCCAGTTGGTTTTATGATCGGACTCGAACCGATGCACCTGGCATAAACCGCCAGAGCTCTAACCTGTTGAGCTTACATAAAACTTTCTACAATAAGGGGTTAGTTAAGGGTCTTCCACTACCTATTTACAGATCTCCTGTCATATTTCATTGCCATATCGTTACGTAATTTTGGCCAAGATCTACCGTTACCTTATTATAATTCTTTTAAAATTTCAAAATCCCTTTCAGGAACTGTTCTAACTATACAAATATCATTCATAAGTCTGATATTATTTTTACCTATACCGTCAGATTTAAATCCTTGATATTCTTTGTCATGCGATATCTTTAATAAATTATATTTATCCTTACTNGCTTCTGGTTTTAATTTAATTAAATAGCTTGNCATAATTATTCTATTAGTTTTTTTCTAATTCTTTCTGGATTTAATAAAGCAATTCGAGTAGTTAATTCTGTTACTCTAGCTTTAGATCCGTTAAGAACATATTCCATATAAACTTTATTACCTCTATTTATTTCATTAGTAGCATACCTAGAACATTGTTTAGCGTCAGCTATATGACAAATAATAGATTCAAATGATAATTGATCTTCATAAGCTATCATAGATCTCCTAATATATTCTGGAAACTTCTTACTTTCTTCTACTTCAGCTTTCTTTAACTCTATAGCAAGTTGTGGATATTTCTTCTTTATTAAGTGATTAACATCATCAGTCTCAGTTTCTAACCAATCGTGAGTGATAGCCATTTCTAAAGCTATACCTAAATCAAAATCATATCTTTGATATAAATCAAGAATCTCAACAGCTACAAAGAAACTATGTTCTGCAACATTTTCATTCTTAATTCGAGCTACGTTTGAGTATCTTGTTATATAAGTTAAATTATATAATTTTTGTACATCTATTGTTTTAGTCATATTTTTATTTTTAAATTATTCTTGTAATCCAGTAAATACTTCTTGTGGTAAACCTTGAGCGAAAGCTTGTTTAAGCTCTTCAATAGAACCTACTACAGTTCTTCCAGATTGACTTAACATCAAATTAAATTTAGCCCCTTCTGGTCGATCTAACCAAACATAGATAATTGGAATTCCTAATGCATAAGCGAATCCCGCTTCAAAGATAGTTCCAACGTCTTTTCCATCTGTTACTACAACAACTGCATCTTTGTTTACAATGTTATTTACATTCTCTTCAAAGATTTTCTTTGGGTCCATGTTTTTGAAATTCTCAAATAAGTTCTCATCTTTCGGAGAATAGTAATCAACTCCAATTTCTGTTAAAGCTTCTTTGATGTCTTCAACAATTTGAATTTGTTTTGGGTTGAAAAATGGACTTGCGATATATACGTTTTTAATCATGTTTTGTTTTTTATTTATTAAAATATATTTTTTGTATTCTTAGAATGTAAATAACTAGAAGGCCTAATGTGAACTGATTGCTTAGCTTCCATGAAATCAAAATCCAAAGGTTCACTATAATCAAAATCCCAACCAATAACATTGAAATTATTTTTAATACACATTTTTTCTAACTCTTCGTTAAAGTATTTTACAGCTAATTGCCTTTGTTCAAATGTTCCGAAAAAGTTTAATCCGTCTATTTGATCAGCTTTTGGTATTTTTCTAGATGGATCTTCAATTGGAATTAATTTTACACATGTAACTTTTTCTAGATCTAATCCTATCAATTGAGTTTCAAGTCTTCGTAGAGTTTCATCTATAAATTCTGTATAAGATTCTTTTCTATTAGGATTAAAAGCTAGGAATCTTACATCAATATTTCCAGCGTAAAATAATAAATCTTTTACATGATCTGGAATATAATTCTTAAGTCCAACTTTTAAGAAACCTCTTAATGTTTTAGCATTATTTTTACTTAAACCATATCCGGGTTTATATGCAGATAATATATGACTATCACCTAATGCTAACTTTCCATTAACTTTATATGGGTTGAAGTTTTCCATCTTATCGAATTTAAAGTCAAATCCTTTTAATGCACTTCTTTGTTTTATAAGTAAATTATAATCTAAAGAACCGCAAACAGAAAGCACTTTTCCTTTAAAGTTATGTAGTTTAGTTAATCTCGTTATAATGTTTTTATCTACTCCACCGTATAAATTAAAATTTCCAGGAATAAAGTTAACGCCTTCAGTCACGAATAAGATATCACACTCATCCCAATCATCATTTTGATTTAAGATAAGACACTCTTCTCCATATTTACTTTCTATTACTTTTTTAATTACGAAAGTTTGACCGGCGTTATGGCTTCTATGAGCTTTAACTGGATTTTTCGTAATACCAACCAAACCTAATTTTAGTTTTTTCATTGTTATTCATTTTAAATATAGCCTGCTGGGTTATTTTTACGCTTCCTATATAATATATAGAAAGTTTATTATAACCCATTAGAACCTATGTTGTTTGTTAAATTACTTAAATTTCGTTATTAATTATACGGTCCATTAACTTTTCAGCAGTTTGGACACAAGTATAATCTTCTTTCTTCTTTGGATGATCAAATTCAATTTTACTAAAATCAACACCTTTAGCTTTCAAAACTTTCTCATGATGAGTTGATGGTGGATACGTATTCAAATTAAATTTCTCTTCAATAGCATTCACATAATGCCATTCAGTAAACACTACTGGCATTTGTTTTTCTAACCAAGGATAAACTTCTAAAATAGCTTGCCTAACTCTTAGCGCTAGAACTCTATCTGAAGTAGGTTGATTTTGAACTCCCAGTCTTGTTTTGATAAACATTAAGAAATCTTTAATCGAACCACTCATCCAGTACTTAGCTTCTTTTGCTCTTGGTTGATAATGTCTAGCATCATAATAAGATAAACCTTTACTTAATGCAAGATCATATAAATCATTTGCATCTTGACAAAGCTTTCTAGACTTCTCTAATAATTCAGGATCTTCTAAGAATGCTTCATTCTCTAAGATATGATGATTACTCATAGAAACTGGATCTGTACTTTGTGCACTAAATGAGAAGAGTCTGTGTCGAATTGTATGTGTTACATTCGTTAGATCTAATCCTTCTAGTAGGAAAGTTAATCTTACTGTCTCTAATGCTGTTGGCAAAGTTCTCCAATTGAACATCTCCATCACTGCATCCTCTCTGGTCATATCTCTTGATTTCAAGAAGTTATCTACTTGATCAATCTCTTGTAACCATGTTAGTGATACAAATTCTGGAATATAACTTTCAAGTTCTTTAAGACTTGGATAATTATATAATGTTGCTTTAATGTTTTCCAAATGATTTTTAAACACTACTGGTTTAATTTCATCATCTCTAAATTGACTATTGTCTTTCATGTTTTATTCGTGTAAAAATTTAGTTCCTTTTCCTTTTGTTGAGATATCTTGCTTCTCTTTAATCTCATCCAGCATTTGTGTATATGCTGCTATATCAACCAAGTTATCTGTTTTATGGTTGTAACCTTCTCTACATAGCTTTCCGGCTATATAAACTGCAGTGACCATTTCTGGTGATATTTCTACTCCACTTAATACAGAAGCTGCCATTGCTGTTCTTCTTGTACTTTCATAGATAGATCCATATTTTCTATGTTCATCATCACCAGTTAATATCTCCTTAGCTTCATCTAAAATATCAGTTCTATTTTTCATTAAGTTTTCTTAAATCTGATGCATACATAAAAGAACAATCTGCGTAAAATTTTGACGGTTTCGCCAAAGCAATTACTTCTTGATAATTATGTTTAGTTAAAATTATTGGTTCGGATCCCCTTTCACTTTCAGCTAAAATAAAAGTACCTATCAATTCATTCTTAATAAAGAAATCTAATAGTTCTTCTTTCTTTACTGGAAATGATGTTGTCAAATATGTTTTATAAATTGCTTTTGCCATGTTTATATTATTTTCCTGTTGAGCCAAATTTACCCTCCCCTCTTTCACTTTCAACTTCAAATAAACGTGTGAAAGGCGCAATCTCAGTTGGAGTCGATAGTAAAATTGGTATGTGAACCATTTGAACTAATTTCTTTCCTTCACTAATAACTATTTGCTTATCCGAAACATTCCAAACATTCAAATGCATTTCTCCTTGATAATCTGAATCAACGATACAGGCACCGACTAATAAACCTTGTTTAGCTATTCCTGATTTATTACAAACCATTAACATAGTTCCATCTGGAATATCCATTTGAATACCTGATGGGATCATTGCTGATTCACCTGGATATAAATTTACAGTCATTCCATCCGGAATAAAGAAATCAATACCTGCAGAATTTTTTGTTCCTCTTTCTGGAGATTTGACTTCTTTTACTTTTTTAAATCTTAACATATATTTATTTATTTAATTAATAATTAATTTTAATTTCTGTGTTTTTCTTATAGGATACGTTGTAAATGATCCATTGATGTTCTTTGACTTTAATATAAACACTTCTGTGTTATCTGATAAAACATCTTCTCGGATATAGACTCCTTTTATTTTTTCGCCTATCCATTCGAATTCATATAATTTTCCTATCAATAATTTTTTATAAGTTTTCATATTATTTTAGTTTTTCAAAAATTCTATTTAATCTTTTAAGTCTAGCTGTTAACCTTTTGACTTCTTTGTATTCCATAGCTTCATCTAGTTCTTGTTTAGTTAACCAGATGTTTGTCTTTACTAATTCTTTTTGTTTTCGTTTGCTCATGATATATTTTTTTTACAAATATATAATAAATTAATAATACGAAAAAACTTTTTTTGAAAAAATTTAAGGACTTTTAATTTTTTACGTTAAAAGTCCTTAAAAATTATATTTATGCTCCACACATCTCGCAATCCTCTTCTCCACCATTTTTGGCAGCTGAGATCATTGCAGCTAGATCTTTTGGATCTAATGGTTTTTCTTCTTCTTTTTCTACAGTAAATTGAATAGCATTTACTGCTGATTTAGAGCGCAAGTAATAAATACCTGTTTTTAAACCTTTCTTCCAACCATATGAATGCATNGAACTTAATTTAGAATTATTTATATCTGACATAAATAGATTCATAGATTGAGCTTGACAAACAAATCTTTGTCTATCTGCTGCCATATCAATTACATGCTTCATACTTAATTCATAAGCTGTTTGATAAACTTCTTTAATCTCAGTAGGAATTCTTGGAATATTTAATACAGATCCAAATGATGCTTTCAAATCATTTCTCATCTTGCTATCAAAAATACCTAATTCTTCTAGCTCTCTAACCAAGTGATCATTTGTCATAATAAACTCTCCACTTAAAGTTCTTCTTGTGTATAAGTTTGAAGTAAATGGTTCGAATGCCTCATTGTTTCCTAAAATCTGAGAAGTCGATGCTGTTGGCATTAATGCTAACAACAATGAATTTCTTAATCCTGTTCTTACGATTTCGGCTTTTATGTCTAACCATTTAGCTTTCCCTATTTCTGAACCTTCAAAATCCCATTCACCTTCATCATACATATCAAATTGTAAAATTCCTTTTGAAGCCGGTGATCCATCGAATGTAGAATACACTCCTTTTTCTTTTGCTAATTCATTTGATGCTACTAATGCATTATAATAAATTACTTCAAATATCTTCTTGTTCAAAGCTTTTGCTTCATCTGAAGAAAATGGCAATCTTAGTTTTGCAAATACATCGGCCAATCCTTGAACTCCTAATCCAATTGGTCTATGTCTATTATTACTTAAATCAGTCCCTGTAGTAGGATAAAAATTCAACATCTATAACATTATCTAAGTTCCTAATTGCACGTCTTGTAACTTCTCCTAAATGATTAAAATCATAGTCATTTCCTTTTACGAACATTGATAATGCTATTGAAGCTAAATTACACACAGCTTGTTCTTCTCCATCTGAGTATTCATTAATCTCAATACAAAGATTACTTGATTGAATGGTTCCAATATTCTTTTGATTACTCGATTTGTTTACTCTATCTTTGTAAGCAATATATGGATTCCCAGTTTCTGTTTGTGCAGTTAGAATCTTTTCCCAAAGATCACGAGCTTTTACAACTTTATTTGCTAATCCTTTAACTTCAGCTTCTGAATATAATTTTTCAAATTCTTCTCCGTAAGCTTCTTGTAGGATAATATTGTTCTTCTTTAATACATCTGGACAAAATAATGACCAATCAGAATCTGAGATAACTCTTCGCATGAATTCATCATTCATCCATAAAGCAGAAAATAAATCTCTGG